GAAATCAGTATAGAAGTCACTTCTGGCGATTGAGGCATCACTTTCTGGTAGTACCTTATCCCCTGCTCTGAGCCATAGTTTAAGGTTGGCAGTTCTATCTGTAGCGTAAGTTGATGCTTTGGAGAGGTCTACAGGTTTAGAACAAATCTTAGAAATATCATCTGCACTTAATGCAGTATTGAAAAATGAGACCTCATCAATTTTGCCATCAAAAAAATTACTACTACCACTATAAGAACCTATAAAGATGTTAGAACCATCTATTTGTATTGAATTTGCTAATGTAGTCGCAGAGCCATTAATATATATCTTTGTTTCACTATCATCATCAACTAAAGCTAAGTGATACCATGTCCCTGTTGAAAGAGTTGTACTTGTAAATTTTTCATCCCACCCACCACTATTATAACCACTTATAACTGTACCATCTCCATGTAGTCCTAAAAATCTATAATTACTATTATCAACTTGTATAAGTCTTGTAAAATTTGTTAATGAATCAGCATTAACCCAACAAGAAATAGTATATGTAGCGTTGGTATCACTACCAATATCGCATTTTAAATAATCATTAGAACCATCGAAATTGAATGAAAAGTCGTTAGGGAAACCAGTTAGTGGCTGACCTGATAACAGGTTGCCAAGACCGAGTCCCATGCCTAAACGCATATTAGTACAATAAAGTTATTTGTCCTGCAGATAATGCAGCACTAGAGGAATTGGTAATATTTATGATCGCAAAAGGGTAAGTAAGTCCTTCCTTCAAATCCATTGTAACTGAGGCAGAATCGCCTTGAAATGTAACCTCATATGTTGCATCTTCATTGCAATGTATTGCTCTTGTAGTATCAAAAGCATTTGTATCAGCAGCTCTTTCTGAGGCTGTTACTGCAGGGGAAGCACTTCTCTGAACTGAAAAGTCTCTATAAGTATTTGTTCTTGCCATGATTTCTCCTATAATTAGTGGAAGGTTCTAAGGTATTGGCAATACCATGAACGAACCTTATTGTAAAGAATTTAGTTATGATACTGGTTATGATACAAGAGGGAGGGTGGGGTAATGCTATTTTTTTAGTCTTGCTTCTCTTTCTCTTATTCTACGCTGTTTGAGATATTTATCATATTCTCTTTCTAACGCTCTTAATTCTCTTTTTAGCTCTGGAGTATTTAATGTCTTACTAACCTTTTTCTGTCTTAGTAAATTTAATCTATCAAAATCTAAATCTGGTTTTTGTTCATAAATTTCTTTTCTTAAAAATAGCTTACCAAGAGCAGGAATATCTGCCTTACTATTTATTTCTTTTTCACCTAAAGTTACAACATCGTTAATAGTTTTAGCCAATCCTCCTGTAGTTGAATTAACAAAGTTTTCAATCATTACTGGAGATAAATAATCATGGATACCAAGAAAGCCAGTAAACTTTTTAGTCGGTTCATGTTCGTACATAAAGCGACTGAGTTCTTTAGCAATAGGCATAGTGTAATCAGTATAACGATCTGGGATTTCTTTACGCTTCATAGCATCAGTCTCAATAGGTGCACCAAACCACTTCTCATTGGCCCAAGCCTGTTTAAACGGTTGAATGACAGTAGGGATAGGTAAAGGAACAGCTTCTATTAATTTTGATACAATATCTTCCGTAGCTTTAGGATTCTGTTCATATTCTTCATCTAAATAAGCCATAGATATTCCACCAAATAAAGTCCCTAACTCATGTGGTAGAGGTAATGAGATAATATCTTCCTTGTCACTGAAATCAGAAGTATCAATATATAAATGAGAATACTTTAAATCAGAAGGCATTTTTTGAAACCATTCCTTATCTTTATTTTGATACCAAAAGTAGATAGTCGGAAATGTTATTAGACTTAAACCTCTTACTATTAAGCTCATAGGATTATTTTTTGCTTCACGATATATCTTATCACCACCCTGTATTTGAGCATTAAAAAAAGCAGTCATTTGATTTATAAAACCAATTTTCTCACCCATTCTACTAAAATCAACAGTTACATCAGCCGCAGCTCTAAAAGCTGCAATTTTAGCATCATCTGAACCCTTGCCATATGTTTTTTCATACTCTTTTAACATTTTTTCATACTCAGCAATTCTTGGGGCAGATTCTGTAACTTCTAAAATTCTCCTTATTGTATTAATTGGTTGAAGTGTTACATTTTTTATATTTCCTTTAATACCTCCTTGAGCAGTATTAATAACTTGAGCAACTCTTTTTTTATAGCTAGTTAATTTATCTCTACCCATTAAGGTAGTTCCTCCGCCTCCCATAGCTTTAAATAATCTAGCAGCTTCTTTACTTTGCTTAGACCCTAATCCTAAATCTGCTAATAATGAAATTGCAGGTGCGGCAGGATTTGGTAGCTTTTGTTTAGAAGTAATTAAGTAAGTAGCAGTATCTCTAAAAGGGTTTTTAATCCAAGAAAAAGCAATATTTAATCCTGTAGCTCCTAATTTTAACATACGAGTTGATTTACCAAATATTAAGTCTAATGTTGGATGTAAATACTCTGTTTCCAGTTTTTTTAACACACTATACAATTTAGGCTCTATCTCATAAAAAGAAACTGATTCTCCTTCATAGATAGGAATAATATTTTCTTTTCCATAATATTGTTTACCTACTGTGAATAAAGTAAGTATATCTGAACCTGCTTTGTTTTCATCTGTTCTATTAAAAACACCTAGACCATTTTTTTCTAAAACATCTACAACAGTTTTTAATTGCATTGTTTTTACATTTGTAGGAGGTGGAACTTTTTCTATATAACCACCAGGTAAGATGTTTTTATCAGATAAATCCCTTAGTGCAATAGCAATTCTTGTTTTATCAGCAGCATTATAAATGTTTTCAACATAGCGAATCATACTCTCAATAGGATTTAATATCTGTCTACCACTACCTTTTAAGCCTTTTATCGGCTTTCCACCTGATACAGCTCTACCTTTCATCTGAGGAACAGTTCTGTCTGCAAAAAAACGATACAATGGTAAATAAATAGGGTTTAATTCTTTAATCTTTAACTTAGCTTCTGGACTTAAACCGCCTGAGTCTACCATATAATCTAATATGCGATCTGCCCAACCACTTAAATCATCACTTGCTTTTCTAAATTTCTTACTATCAAATTTATCAAATACAAACTGAGCATCTGTAAGTTCTATACCTGCATCAATATCTGGCCTAGATAATGCTCTCCTAGCATAAGCGTATGATAAAAAATTTTCTATTTCAGTTTTATTTTTTGAAATAGGTTTTAAAACTGTAACTAAACCATCACCAGTTATATTACCTACATAATCTGTAGTGTTATTTAAAATTGCATTTTCTGCTTTTGACTTCGCTTTGCCTTTAAATAATCGAGTTAATTGAACTGGGTCTTCACTTGGTCGTAAGTCTTTTATATTTTCTTTTTTCATAATAGACGACAGTAAAGCTACATCATCAATAAATCGTTGTCTAAAAGCTGTCATTCCATCACTAATTCTTTCTTTAATAGGTAGTTTAGGAGGTTTACCATCAAAATTAATTTGTGACTTAACTCTATCGAGAGAACCTTGTTTATTATAACGAGTCATTAAGTCTTTAAGTTTTAAAATGTTTTTATATATGTCTTTGTTTTGTTGAGCAAACTCATTAGTAAAATAGTTATAAAAATTAGGTGCTAATGCTTGAGCTTTTCCTGTGCTTACAAAATGCCTTACAAACTCAGCAAAGCCTTCACTTGTTCTTAGTTTATTTTTATCATAATCTAATTTTCCAAGCTCTTCTTGCCACTGTCTGAATTGAGGTCTTTGTTTAGGTTGATTTCCCCATATTTTATTATCTATAAAATGTGCTATCTCATGGGATAAAACATATATATCATCTGTAACTTTTGACCTAACTGTTTTTTTATCTGGTCTAAAAAAACCTGCTACACCCTTCATTCTATTTGTTGCCTTACCTCTAATTGTAGCATTAAAAGCATTTCTCATAAACTGTGTAATATCAGCTCGACTAGTTCTTTCAACATCTGCAACTCTTTCTTTTGCAGCTTTTGTTTCACCAAAGTGCTGATTACGTTCCATAGCATCTATATTAGCTTGTCTTAATGTACTTCCTTCAACTTGATTTAAATCAGATTCAAAAGGTATTTCTGGGGCCTCAAAACTAGGATTTATTTCTTTAATTAGTTTACTTAGCCTAATTGTTGCTTTTTGATCTTGCAATAATTGAGCGTTAGTTCTACCCTCTTGAAACAATCTTTTATAAGTATTATTAAAAGTTTCAACTAAAGAGTTAAGTTCTTGAGTCTCATTAACTTTAAATTTTGGCTCAGTCAATAATCCTCTTACTGTTGGCTTTGTTTCTCCAAATTTCTCAACACCAACAACTTTATCTGTTTTTGGTATTTTAAATACTTCTTTAACTTGTCCCCACCAGGGCCTATCTACCATTTTTGTTACTTTTTCAGCAGGTACTTCTATAGATATACCATCACGGATAGCTTTTCTATATTGTGGCCCTTTAAGATTTAAATCTAATAACAAATCTTTTTCAGACTTACTAATAATATCTTTATCACTAGCTCTTAATATTGACTTAACTTTACTTGCATCCATATAAATAGTTTTAGGCATTTTATATTCTTTAATAAACTGCTTAGTAACAAACTCGGATGCTTTTTTGAACTGTTGTTTAGCTTTAGGAGTAATCTTACCAACGACCATTCCTTTTCCAATAAAATCAATAATCTCTACTACTTCTCTTGAAGTTCTAGTTGCATCCTCTGGAAGCAAATCTGATATGTTTTTACCACCACCAAATTCATATTTCCCATCTGTAACACCAGAAATAATAGCATTTTCAGCCTCATCTAATGCCATAAATGTTGCTACACCTAATCCTGTAGTTATTGGATTCGTAGATAGTCCTGCTGCTACAGCACCAGTAAAGGCTAGTTCTGCAGACTCCATTACTGTAGGTTCTGGACTAATACCTGTGATTTCTGGATTACGAATTAATTTATTATAATCTTTAGAAACCTCTTGGAGTGATTTACCAGTATCTTTACTAATTTGATAAATCATTTGGCTTTTAACATTTGTAGTTAAATCATCTTCAAATATTCCTCGAATGAATGATTTAAACTTTTGACCAAAAGTAGGTTCTGGAGCTACTCTTAATCCAGGTTGAACCTTATCTACTTTTTCTTCTTTTGGTTTTTTAACCTCTGTTTTAACAGTATCAACTTTTATATCAGAATCATCTTCTAATACAAATCCTTCTGGTAAAGGAGGTATTTCAGATTCTAATACAAAACCTTTGGGTAAAGGAGGTATTATTTTACTGGTTGCCATTGATTGTCTTTCAGTGTTAATCTTTCTCCAGTTTGAGGATTAACATAAATTCTACCCTCTATAATTGGAGGTTGAACATTAGTAGATTCAGATACAACTTCTTGATCCCCTTCTTGTAATTGTTTTAGTAACTCTACTTCTGGTTGCCCATCATATTTTTCCATATAACCTTCAATAGAAATGCCCTCTTCAGTTGCGTTTTTAATCACTTCTTTTTGAGCTAATTCAAGTTGTTTATCTTCAACTGTTTTTTCTTTTGATGACTTTGAAGTCTTTGTTATTACAGGAGTAGTTAATGATTTTTTTGGAACTGCTTGTACTGTCTCTATACCTTCAGGAGAAGTTGTCCTTAACATATATGGATTCTCTACAGGATCTGTAAGTTTACCAATGACAGGTTTCCCATTTACAAATTGAAGTGTACTATAGCCACCTGTTGAACTACCTATTACCTGTGGTGCTGATGCTCCAGTGATTTTAAAACCTAAGTTAGGAGATTTAGCATTTAAATGAGTAACGACTTCATCTTTATTTTTTAATGTACCCATTAACATCATAGATTGAGCATTTCTTAATATTTTTCTATCTTCATCACTTACATCAATATAATTAATAGACTGAGAAAAGTCTTTACGAAAATTCTTAAATACTTCTTGCTGATTCAATCTATCTTGCAGACTTCTCTCTGCACCTTCCTGCAACCCTTTAATAGCACCTTGAGCGAAGCCACCTGCAAATGCCTGCGTTGCCGTGGGTCTTTTCTTTGTTTTAAATTTAAAAGCCATTATTTATCTCCTTTAAGTGAAGCTGTTATAATCTGGAACCTCTGTTCCAGGAAGTGAACCACTGCCAAATGGAGTTCTTTGAACAGAAGGTTTTCGTGTGAAAGCACTTGTTAATGCGCCACCAATCGCTCCGCCCACTGGCCCACCAACCGCTGTTCCTACAGCAGTACCTGCAGCACCTAAAATACCTTCCCACCACTCTGGTTGCCTGTCTATATCTGCTTGTATTTGCGCCCTTGCAGTTTCTTGACTCATAATAGCTCTTGCCATTTGATCTTGAATCTGTTGTTGCGTTTGACCTAGCTGTGCCATTGTAGTTGCCTGTCCGATTGCTAACTTAGGAACTTGCTGTAATTGCTGTGCAGTTTGCGCTTCAATACCTGTAAGCCTATCTAATAAACCTCTTTCCGCTCTTTCTTGAATACCTGGAGTTAAGGCTTCTAAAGTTTGAGCTTCTCCACCAGTACCTAAGATTGAGCGTTGTAACTGGCTCATAAGCTGACCTTGTTGTCTAGCACCAACTCTTTCTGCCATTTGTCTTTGCGCTCTTCCAGATCTTTGAATAAGTTGCTCTAGTTCTCCAAGTTGCTCTTCTGTTTTCTCTTCAGTTTCTTCAAGCTCTGCCATTCTACGAGATTCTTCATTTACTCTTCGAATTTCATCAATACTTTCATACGATTTCCCATCTGGAGTTGTATATAGACCTGTTTCGGGATTATACTCTGCTATATCACTTGAGAGTTCTTGTTTGTTTTGCAATGACTTTATATAATTATTTGCGTTAGCGTTTGCGTTTTTTATTCTTCTATTTTCAGTAACCCCTTCACCTTCAAATCGTCTATAAGTCCAACTTTTTAAAACCTTACCTGTTTCATTATCAATGACCTGTATTTTTTTTGATGGGCCATGATTATTTATTCTATATTTATCCATCATAAATCCTTTGCTTTTTTAATTTCTGAGAAATGCCACTCTTCATTTAGCTTTACTGCTAAGTAAAACTTACCTTCTTTAGTGCATATCCCAATATCTGTGTCTTTACCTTCTTGAGGACTAAAAAATCCTTGTTTAAGGTTAAAAATTTTATCTTGCTTACCATCGGTAAGTGTTTCAATGGTTTCTTCCATTATGGATTACTCCCTTCTATATCATAATCAATATCTATGCCATCGATGCGAATATCTGAGGAACTCCCAGAGACTTCAACTTCAATGCTTTTTGCTAATATATTTACTAAACTTGATTGACAATTGAGAGCAGTGTGTGCTGCTAATGTAATAGTTAATGATTCTGTAGTCTCTCCATCAGCATATATCTTAACATTACCACCATTTTCAGCTAAATACGTTATATGAATCTTAGTAAATCGTTTAAATTGATCTGGTAGCGCAAGATCAAATCTTTTTGTTTTTACTTTTAATGTTCTACCGTCACCGTTTTGTGAACCAGAAATAGCATTTTCAAACCTTCTACTTGCTGTATCAAACCCTTGAATATTTTGTTCATCATCCATCACCATATTACTTTGCAGTGTGCTAATTGCAGTAGTTAATTTATTCCAGGATCTTGTATCAAAATTATATCCATAAAAACTCGTTGAGGGAGATGTGGTAACTGATCTTGCAGACCAATCTGAAAACAATATCATATTATTAATACCATCGTAACCAATACTAAAACTTCCTGCCCCTGGGTTTAAAGTAAGTCCTTGATATGTATCCCTTATAAGTAGAGATAACTCAGTTATTTGAGTACCTGTAAGTAAACTTATTTGCTTTTTATCTGCAAAGCAAATACCATAGGGTGTATCTGTCACTGCGTGTTTATGTAAACAACCAATAC